CCGAATACTACTCAACAGCACCTGATGATGTAGGTAGCATTGAAAATGCTATCGACAACAAAGCTGTGCAGAAACTCATCTCGTCTATCGGGGCAGGAATCGAAGGAAACCTGGCCCAAGATGTTGCTGAGTTCGGGAAGACTGCTAGTATGGTAGCTAACGCCGCCAAGGCAGTCACGTCCGCTATTCGTGACACCAAACGAGGAAACTTTGTTGGTGCCATAAATAGTTTGCGCAGTGCCTCTTCGCAAAAGTTTCATATGTCTCCAAAAGGTAAGCCTCCTTCTGTTTCGCGGAGTGTAGCCGAAAATTGGCTTGCTCTGCAATACGGTTGGAAGCCCCTATTAAAGGACATTGAAGCCTCGCTGGAGTCACTCGGCAACGCCCTAGTTCATAGTGCGTTGGGGAGCGATGTTGTTCATAAGGTGACCGCGTCTGCTTCCGGTAGCGGGAGTAAAACGGTTAGTTTTCCATTGACCGGATATCCGAACGAATTTGGTGGATCGAAGACCACTACGGTCCAGATCCGCAAAAAGTACGGTATACGGTATGTGGTTGACAGCCCCACTCTCGCATTTCTTCAGCAGACGGGCTTTACAAACCCCGTGAACCTAGCATGGGAGTTACTCCCACTGAGCTTCGTCGTGGATTGGTTCCTTCCGGTTGGGAAATACCTCGAGTCGTTTTCATACGGCCAGGGGTTATCCTTTCTAGAAGGTTACGTAATTACCATGAAGAAGACTACAGTGGTCTCCGCTGTCGGCTACGGAAAGAGGTTACCCGGAGGAAATGTCATTCATTGTGAAAGCGGTTCTTATCTTGAGAATCGGGTCGATTTCACGAGAAGTCGGATTTCCAACTTCCCTGTGATGTCTGCCCCAACTCTCAAAACCGGTATAGATAACACAACCGGAGGAATCGCTCACGCTTTGAATGGCATCGCACTCTTGGTTTCTTCCTTTAAGTAGCTAGGACGATGGCTTTTACTCTTCAGGAGTCCTCAACCTATGTCGGCATTAGCCGCCATTAAACTGTCGTCGATTATCGACCATTCGCTTGCTCGACTGACGTCGAGCGCAACGGTCGGTATCGATAAGACGCTGAACCCCGAGGGATTTGTTTCTCCCGGTGTCGCGCGTTGGGTGGACCGAAGTGGCGGAATCGCCATCGGTTACCCCGCCTTTACGATGTCGGTGCGTCCGCCTTCCAAGGCGAGCCGCATCTACAAAGTGACGGCGAAGGTCGTCCTCCCGACTCTCGAACAGACCAGTGCCTCGACGATGACCGGTATTCAGCCGGCGCCGACGAAAGCATATGACTGTTCGGCAGTCCTGGAGTTCATGTTGCCCGAGCGTAGCACTCTCGCTGAACGGCAGTCGCTGTTCAGCGTTTGCGCCTCGCTCTTCGCGCGTACGATCAACGCCTCCGATGGATCACCCACAGATGCAACTGGGTGCCCGTTGGAAAGCGCTGTGACGACGTTCGAAGCTATCTGGTAGCGATACCAGGTATCTAGGCTCCATTAACTCTGGAGGTAAGCCATGTCTTCTAAGAAGTATGGCTCAAAGTTCCTTAAAGGACTTACGAGCTTCCGCGTGGACAGGGATGTTACGTCCCTGGCTATCAAGAAGTATCTTCAGGCCCTTGATTGTCCTCGCGCCTTAACAGCGCTTATCCTCTTCCGTGAGGGAGAGCATGAGCAGCTGGCTAAGTTGGAGTTCAATCCAACCCACTATAATTCCTTAGTGGATTGTCGGGATGCTTACATGGCCACGAAATTCCTATCTAAGTTTAAGGGGTTATCCTCTGGCTTAGATTTGGATCAAGTGGCTTATAAGAAGTTCGAAGAGTTTGAACTTCTTTGTAAGCATACAAATTCTCGATTTAGGAACCTATCTAACGACCCCCAATTCAGGGGAAGCGTCGTCTGGCTGCATTCCGCAGTCATTCGTAAAATAGATAAGATCTTAGGCGAGTTTAATTCTGAAGAGTTCTTCTCGATGCCTGACTGGGGTCCTGGTGCCTCAACGTTGATAAAACGACGAGAAGCCAGTTCAGTCAAGAAGTTCCGGTCTGAAACCGGAATAACGCGAGATCTGTACAACCTTATCCCGCTCGAACTTATGGAGGAGTTGTACCCTCCGTGGTCCAAGCAACTACGAGAGATGGGTTACCCAACCTATCAAGTAGGGAATAAGGTAGTCACTGTACCTAAGGATGCGATGACCAATCGTGTTATCGCCATCGAACCTGGAATCAATCTTTGGTTCCAGAAATCCGTTGGCGAGATGATTGGAAAACGCCTTCTGAGGTATGGGGTTGACTTGCGCTATCAAAGCCGAAATCAACAGTTAGCTTTGAAGGGTAGTAAATCAAACCTTCTAGCTACTGTCGATCTAAGCTCAGCTAGTGATTCCATCGCAAGCTCCGTCGTGGAAGAATTACTTCCTCCACGATGGTTTCACGTGATGGATGCATGTCGATCTCATTACGGCTCCCGAAGCGCTCAAATGAAAAAGTGGGAGAAGTTTTCCAGTATGGGAAACGGCTTCACCTTTCAACTTGAGTCCCTAATATTCTATGCAGTCGCTGCATGCTGCGCAGAATATCAGAACATCAGCTCTGCTGATGTAAGTGCTTATGGCGATGATGTTATATTGCCCTCTGCATGCTTCGGACTGTTCTCCGAGATGTTGGAATTCTACGGCTTTCGTATAAACGTTAAGAAGAGTCATTATGACTCGCCTTTCCGTGAAAGCTGTGGGGCCCATTTCTTCTCGGGAGTTGACATTAAGCCAGTCTATCTTAAAGATAGGCTTTCGTCCGTTCCATCTATATTTAGACTAGCAAACGCTGTTCGCCGCCTCGCTTTCCGAAGAAACGGGAGTAATCCCGCCTTTGGTTGTGATGCTGCGTTTAAAACAGTGTTTGAGCACCTGGTGCATCTAGTACCTAAGGCCTTACGGCTGCAGATACCAGAGTCGCTGGGTGATGGAGGTTTCATCAGTAACTTCGATGAAGCTTCCCCTAGCCGGGCTAGACATGGTATCGAAGGATACCGTGTTCGTAACCTGGTGGAAGTAAGCAAAGCTTACAAGGATGAGACAGTGGGCTACTTATTAGCCTCCTTGTGGTCGTTGCCTGATATTCCTACCGAAGATGATAGGTTTTATCAGGTGCAACTGTCAGCTCGACGTTTGTCCGTAAGGTCAATCGTCGAACGCCGTACTAGGCAAACAACGACCGACCTCTTTGGCCTGGTGGCACCTGATCTGGAACATAACACTGTTCCTTTGAAGAATGCCACTCGGTTTAAGTTGTCGATGAGCCTAGTTCAGCAGTGGTACGATCTAGGACCCTGGTACTAATAGG